TCAAGGGTTTCAGCCCATCTTGGATCATCCATCGCCTGACCAAGGGTGTACTCCTCATATTTAGCTAAATTCTTAGCTAATACTTCAAAACATGGATGCTCTTCCACGTCTAAAAGTATTTGGTGACGAGCGATTGCAACATATATTGCGTTTGCTGAGAGCGCAGAAGCCTCACGCTCTTTAAATGCTAAAGAATTAATGGCTCTAAATATCGAACGAGTAAGTATGGTTCCGTCACACCACCACTTACTATTAAGAAGCGAATCTTCGAACCGTTCTGACTTCTCAGAAGACACATCTCTTCTGGATAGATTAGCCCACTTGCGCATATTCTCATCCGTTAATCTGGTCGAGAATCCAAATGTAATGTCATCTCCATTAACAAGAACACACACAACATATTTGTCTAAACGCAATATCTTCAAAACTTCGAGGTTATCTAGTAAATTAGAAATACCATCACCCATGTTCGTAATCTTACTCCCTGAAGACATACCTCCATTGCAAACAACAACTCCCTCTGGTGTCACAATGACATTGTGAATGCTTGAATCTATCATAAGCTGTAGATATGGATAATCGGGGGCTAAATATGTCCAGCAGGCGCCAATCTCCTCACTTTGGACATCCTTATCATATCTAGTAGCATCGATATACACCCACATCGTCACAGTATCGTTAAATTTATTCATCCATTCCTTTAAGCCGGTTCGAACGTCAAAATACATAACTTGATACCGCTTGTCTAATTGCTTAGACTGTTCCACCGTTTTGGTTATTGAGTCGTCAAGAGCTTCACACTCCATCACCCATCGGTGTGTACAACGTGCGAAGATCCACCGGATCTTTGGCTCGCTAGGCTCAGATTGCTGTGTTCTATAACCCGGGACATCTGCCCACATTTGCTCTATACTATTGGAAGGCTTAACAACATTATCATTGTATTGGATAGCACCTTGAAGTGCTTCCGCTTTCTTCCCACCCTCTGGGAGTCCAGCTGCTTTCCTCAACGCTCTCACGTTCCTTTGAAGGGACGGGTCAAACTCATATGTAGATGAGGGGACCCAGCAAATATCATCCTTTAATTCCTCAAGAATGTACATATATTCGCAAGGTTCGTTCTTCACACGAGTGAAGTCAACGATTTGTTCTTTAAGTACAGAGTACTTATAGATACTGCGAGGCCAATTTACCCTCTCTAAATACTTATCATCAATCTTTGCTAGACTGGTAGGTATGTGAATGGTTCTGTAGGCTACGCGGACAGCTTTAAACACTCGTTTAAAACTTCTTTCGCCCCAG